GACGGCACGATCACGGCGACGCTGGTTGCCTGCGATGACCCGTCGATTTCCCCGGCCAACTTCACCTATCAGGTTTCTGAGGCGTTCACGAACGCCCAGGGGCGCACCTACAACGTGTCCCTGTCGTGGCTGGCCTCACAGCCGATCGACCTCATGCCGGTCACCCCGTCGTCTCCGAACGCGGGGAACGTCACCTACGTCGCGGGGCCGGGCGTTCCCTCCGGCGGCGCGGCCGGGACCTTGCTGTTTAAGAACTCGGTCACGGACTACGACACGTCTTGGAAGACGCCTACGGCGGCCGGAGTGCTGCCGCTGACCGGCGGAACGATGACCGGTTCCGTTACGAGCGTGGGTCCGTCGTCCAGCTCGGTCGCTGAGCAGAATCAGGTCACGGGCGACACCTTCCCACGCTGGCAGCAGCTCTCCAGCGGCTACATGAGTTGGGGTCCTGGCAACACGGCCGGAGACGCGAACCTGTACCGGGGCGCGCTCGGCGTCCTCAAAACGGACAACTCGCTGACGGTCCTCACCCGTCTTGGCGTCGGCCAGGACGCGCCTTCCGTGACCACAATCGCCGCGACCACGACCACGGACCAGAACGGCATCAAGCTCACCAACAGCCTTGCTGGCGGCAACACCGGCAGCTCATCGATTCTCTCGATCGCCCAGACGGCCAACAGTCGCGGCCTCTCGTACAAGGTCGGTTCGGATTCACAGAACCGATGGGGCACCTTCCATGACGGCTCGATGGTGTGGGGTCCCGGCGGGTCCACCTCGCCGGATACGAACCTGTACCGCTCTGCGCCGGGCGTGTTGACGACGGACACGGCTCTCACTGTGGGCGGAACCGTCTCGGCCGGGGCGCTGTACGCGCCGAACCAGGCGCCTTACTGCTACGGCTACAAGGCGTGGACCTGTGACCCGATGCTCGCGAACAACGCGACTCCGGGCTCTGGGAACGTCTTCCTGACTCAGTTCGTGCTGAGCGTGCCGGGCGTCATCACGACGGTTTATGTGCCGGTCATCGCGGCCGGAACGGTCACGGCCGGTAAGAACTTCATTGGCATCTACAACAGCGCCGGAACGCTGATTAGCAACGCGGTTTCGCTGGATTCGGTGGTCACCTCGACGGGCCTCAAGGCCGTTGCGATCACGGTGAACAGCGGCGCGACGCTCGCGGCGGGCCTGTACTACGTCGGCTTCCTGCTCACGGGGACCGTGCCGACGCTGCTTGAGAACTCGAACACGAACGCGAACATGGTCCCCTCGGGCGGCCCGCGCTACGGGTTCATCTCGGCTCAGACGACGCTACCGGCCAGCTTCACGCCGGGCTCGGTAGGTACGTCGGGCGGTACGTGGTACTTCGGCGTCGCCTAGGCCGGCGGGCAGCTGTAAAGCACCTGGCTGTTTCGTCCTTGACACAAGATCTGTCAAGGGTGCTACAGTCGCAGCCCTAACAACGGAACGCCCCGGCGGGTGCGGGAACACCCCCGGGGCTTGGCTTGGGAGCTGCACTCCACATGCGCATTCAGCGTACCCCGCAAGTGGCTTTCTTCACCATCGTCCCCAACGCGACGGCCCGCGATCACGCGCTGTCGTACACGGCTCGGGGCATCCTGGCCTACCTTCTGTCGCTGCCGTCCGGCACGCGGGAGGACATACACACGCTCTCGGCGAAGAGTGTGGAAGGCCGCAAGGCTGTCGCCGCCGCGCTCACCGAGCTTGAGACTCGCGGCTACCTGGCGCGCAAGCGCATCCGGGGTGAGGCGGGCACGCTCACCACTGAGGTTGTCCTCTATGACGTGCGCGACGGCGCATCGGCCCAGGTCGCACCGAATACCGCCCCAGTGGCTTCCGGTGGACCGGCAATCGGGTCGTCGGTAGATAACCCCATTGAAAACCAGGTAGAAAACTCCCCCCTCCCTACCCCCGTGGTGGCTCCGGTTCTCGCCGAGTCGGCCCCGGAGGGGCGGGCGGGAGGCGAGATCTCTCGATCGGAAAACCTCCTCAACGAGGTGAGCCGGTCTGACCGCCGGTTGCACCTGTCGGCCCGCGACGTGCGCAAGCTGGCGCCGCTGGTTGAGGCATGGTTCGAGCGGGGCGCCGACAAGCGACTGATCTCGCTGACGCTGACGGCCGGGCTCCCGGACCAGATTCAGCACCCGGCGGGGCTGCTGCGTAAGCGCCTCGAAGAGAAGATGCCCACGGCGGCCCCTGTGGCCCCTGTGGCGCCCGTTCAGGCCGTCCGGGTGGAGTGCGACGACTGCGGCCTTCCCGTGGTCTCTGCGGGCCTCTGCAAGGCGTGTGCGGGGTCGGCTCCGGCTCCCGTCGTGCCCGGTTCCCGTTCGTGGCGTGACATGGCCCTGTCGTTCGGCGTGGGGGCTCTCCCCGTGGCCGCGTAGCAGCTCCATCCACCTCTCTACCTAACCGCGGGGCGCTGTAAAGCGTCCCGCCGGCCTGCCGTGAGGGGGTGAGGATGCTTCTCGCCCCCCATGCCCCGGACAACGCTGCACCCGGCACGTTCATGTGGGATCAGGCCGCCGCTGACAAGGTGGTCGCGTTCTTCGAGCGCGTCTTGGTCCACACCAAGGGCCGCTATGCGCGGACGCCGTTCCTCCTGGAGGACTGGCAGAAGGCGGATATCGTCGCGCCGATCTTCGGCACGCACGCCTATGACGAGCAGTACGACGAGTACGTACGTCAGTACCGGGTCGCCTGGATCGAGCTTGCCCGCAAGAACGGTAAGTCGGAGCTGGCCTCCGGCTTCGCGCTGTACGGCCTGGTGGCCGATGGCGAAGAGTCCGCCGAGGTGTACTCCGTCGCGGCCGACCGCGACCAGGCATCACTAGTTTTCGACGTGGCTAAGCGGATGGTCGAGCTTTCTCCCATCCTGTCTAAGCGGCTGACGATTGTTGCGTCTAAGAAGCGCATCATCGACCCGTCCACGAACAGCTTTTACGCGGTGCTTCCCGGAGATGCTTCCGGCGCCCTCGGTACTAACCCCTCGATGGTGCTTTTTGACGAGGTGCTGACTCAGAAAGACCGGCACCTGTGGGACGCGATGAGACAGGGTTTCGGTACTCGTCGCCAACCAATCCTGATAGCCACCACGACGGCCGCGTACACGTCGGCCCGCTTCGCATTGGAGGAACACGAGTATGGAGAAAATCTCCTCAACAGCCCTGCCGCCGACCCTTCCCGGTTCGTGTACCTGCGAAATACACCGCGAGATTGGAACTGGCGAGACGAAGGCCAGCCCGCCGACCCCGAACGTGGAATCCCCGCAACCGGATGGTACGCAGCAAACCCCGCCCTCGGTTCCTTCCTGAACATCAGCAACCTACGGGCCGAAGCCGTAGAAGCCGAAGCGAAGCCCAGTGCCGAGAACGCTTTCCGTGTTTTCCGCCTGAACCAATGGACTTCGCAGGCTGAGCGCTGGCTCGACATGCAGACGTGGGACAACAACGGCAAGGAACCGGTCTTGCGTGAGCACCTGGCGGGCCGTTGCTGCTATGCCGGGCTCGACCTGGCGAGCGTTTCCGACTTCACGGCGTGGGTCCTGTTGTTCCCCGGCTCGCCGGAAGACCCGGAAGCCGAGGGCTTCACTGTTCTGCCGCGTTTCTGGCTGCCGTCGAAGGCGCTCAAGTCCCGTGGCGTTCAGCGCGCGACGCTTGAGTACTGGCGCGATATGGGTTGGCTGACGATTACCGATGGCGACGTTACAGACTACCGCGTTGTCAAAGAGGAGATCAGCAAGGACGCCGAGGATTTCTGTATTGATCTCTTCGGTTATGACCCGTGGAACGCGACAAACCTGGTTACCGAGCTTGAAGACGGCGGGCTAGAGGGCGTTAAGGCACCGCAAACGTCGGCGCGAATGACTGACCCGTGCAAGTGGATGGAAACCCTCTTGGCCGAGGGGACGCTACGGCACGGCGGTAACCCGGTTCTCCGCTGGATGGCGGACAACGTTGAGGTCCAGTACACGGCGGATGGCCTTTTCAAGCCGTCTAAGTCCAAGTCCGGCGACAAGATCGACGGTATTTCGGCGCTTTTGAACGCGCTTTTCGTTGCTTTCACTGAGGATGACGCGGACGTGGGCTTTATCAGCCTCTCCGACGAATAGGGGGTGTGCTGATGCCGAAGCGTAACCGCACGGCGGAATGGGTTGCTGCGCTGATCGAGTCCGCCGGACTCGGCGTGATCGCATACGGCGCAAGCCTCATCTACCTGCCTCTCGGCTGGCTGCTGCTGGGCGCGCTGATGGCCCTGTGGGGCTGGGCGCTGTCCCCGAAGGGACAGAAGGACGCGGAGCGGGGGCCTGAGTACCGGTGAGCCTTCTTACGCGCATAGAAAAGCGCACGGGAGGGCTCGGGTGGCTGTCGTCGCAACCCCCGGTTGACTGGGTTCGTAACGCGTTCCTGGCCAATGACCCGATCTTCTCCGGCAAGAGCGTCAACGAGCAGACCGCGATGCAGGTTAGCGCCGTCTACTACTGCGTTGGCCTGATCACGGACGCTATCTCGTCCCTGCCGATCGAGGTATTCAAGGAATACCCGGACGGCACCACGGCCTTTGTGCGCGCCCCGACGTGGCTGCGCAAGCCGAACTATCGGATGACACCCTTCGACTTCTGGCAGCGCGTTTTCATGTCGCTGCTGGTCGCCGGTAACGCCTACATCTACACCCTGCGCAACAGCGCCGGGGATGTGGTCGAGCTGTGGCCCATTCACCCGTCGTGGGTGTACCCGTTCCCTAAGGAAAACTCGACGGACATCGTCTATTCCGTCAACGGCGTGGACATGGACCAGACCGAGATACTTCACATCCCGGCCATGTCGATGCCTGGCTACCTGACCGGCCTTAGCCCGCTTGAGGCGGCCCGACAGGCTATCGGAATCGGCATGGTGACGGAGGAGTTCGGCGCCCGGTTCTTCTCGCAGGGCGCTTACATGTCGGGCATCATCCAGCACCCCGGCAAGGCGACCAAGGAAGAGGCGTTGCGCCTCAAAGAGGATTTCGTTAAGAAGCACCAGGGCGTAGCCAACAGTCACGCGGTGGGCGTTCTGACCGGTGGCGCCTCGTGGCATCCGATCACCATCACGCCCGAGCAATCCCAGTTCCTTCAGACACGGAACTACACCAAAGCCGATATCGCGCTGTTCTACCGGGTGCCCGCCTACCGGGTTGACCCGGCGGTTACATCGTCCTGGGGCCGTGGCGTTGAGGAACAGAATTACGCGATGGCACAGGACACGCTTCACCCGTGGGCGGCCCGCGTCGAACAGGCCATCTCGACTTTCCTTCTGCCCGGCTTCCAACAGATGCGCTTCAACATGGACGCTCGCCTTCGGGCGAAGCTCTCCGAGCGCTACCAGGCTCACGCGCTGGCCATTCAGAACGGCATGAAGTCGCCTGATGAGGTCCGCGCCGAAGAGGGCATGGCGCCGATTCCGAACGGCGACGGAAACCAGTGGTTCCGCCCCGCGAACATCATCGGCATTGATGAGGATCTGCCGACCGTCGCTGACGCGAAGAAGATTCCCGATGTCGTGGACGGGGGCGAGCTTTACAGCCCCCCGCCGGCTCCCGACCCAACAGCACCGACAGAGCCGACAGAGCCGGACGCGGACGACGAGAACGGGGGAAAGAAGAAGTGACGTTGCTCGAACGCCGGTCGGTCTCGACTGAGTTTGACATCAGCAGCTCGGGAACGGGCTTCACGTTCACCGGCTACGCCGCGAAGTTCGCCACACGGTCACACGACCTTGGCGGGTTCGTGGAGACGATCCGCAGCGGCGCGTTCGGTCGCGCCATCCGTGAGGGCCAGGACGTGAGGGCGCTCATCAATCACGACCCTCAGTTCATCTTGGGCCGTACGGCCTCGGGGACGCTGAAGCTCGCCGAGGACTCGACCGGCCTTCACTACGAGGTGGACGCGCCGGACACCAGTTATGCGCGGGACCTCGCGGAGTCGATGAAGCGCGGCGACGTGACTCAATCCTCGTTCGGCTTCCGCGTCCGTGAGGACGACTGGCAGCGCGAGGGGCGGGGCCGACTGCGGACCCTGATCGACGTTG